AGAAACTTTTTCGTGAACCATCGCGATGTGCTTACACTTACCACGAAAGTTGAAACCAATGCAATCACATACCCAACCACGTTCGACCATGGTTGTGTTATATTGCTTGCCTTTAGAGTTTACGTATGGCCAGGTGAAGCCAACCAGATGGTGTTTCTCACTGAAGTTAATACCATCAAGAGCAAGAGGTGTCCGATAGGGGCTAACACCAGGAACAAACATGATTAACGTTCCGCACAAGCAACAAAATCGTCCAAAAGATATTGGAGCCGATCAAGCTTGATCTGCAACCCGGCAATCCTTTCGCCAGTCAATCCTTCACGCTCTGCGGCTCGGAGAGTAGAATCCATTCCAGCGACCAACTTGCGCATCGCACCAATCAGGATTTGTTCATCATCATAAAACATAATCAAATCTCCTTACGCAGCCAACTTGTAGGGTTGATCCCACTTACCAGCATGAACATACGAGTACCAACCCACATCAAAGTAGTCGGTCATAATATCGCTGTTATCATGATTGCCGTCGTTCATAGCAACACGAAGTTCCTTCAAGAACTGAAGTTCCTTGCCTTGATAGTTGCTTTCCAGATGATAAAAGTGCATCTGACTATAACCGTCTTCATTCTGAGCGAACTTCAGAGGACCTTCTTTCAAGGTCAGAATCAGAGTGCTGTGATGGCGAACCGACAGACTACCCTTCATATTGTACTTCTTGAGGATTGCCTTGACCTTGGGAGCGATAGCAGCTTTCTTTTCCTGAGACATGTAAGCCATAACGAATCAACCCTTCTCTCTGTCTACTTTCTGATAATAACTGATTCGCGATAAAATGTCAAGTTTTATTTTTGATAAGAACGATGATCTTTGATGTGCCACTTTTCGATGATGTAACGGTCGTTATCAATCTCATCAACGACGATATACGCGACACCCTTTTTGACCAGAGCCATGCGAACCTGATCGCCTTCAGGACCAACGAACACCAAATGAGGATAGACAACATTACGACCAGTCTTGAGGTCGGGATGGAGAACCATCTCAGGGTTCATCTTGTACTCGAATGGGCGACCATATTCCTTTTCGCGAAAATAACCAACGACCGTATCCCACATTCCTTTTTTCACCGCTGCAAAAGCCATATCGAATCACTCCAAATCACTGACTACTCTTTAACCATAGACGATTCGGGATAAATGTCAAGCGGTCATCGCCTCATTTTAGAAATATCTTCCGCGTCTTCCTGACTGAAGACAGGTACCAGATTGCTCTTATGCATCGTGGCGATGCCGAGCAGCTTGTCGCCCGTATATGTGTTAGGCGCTTTGGCAAACGTCACACCGATGCCATCACCAGTCTCATACTTGGGCGCATTGCGAACGTATGTGGAAGCTTCCATACCAGTCTTAACGGTCTTTGTTTTGTATGCGGCATTGCCTTGTCGATATGCAACATACTCTTGGAACGTCTTGGTTTTTGATCCAAGCCGCTTCATCTGCTTGTTATAGTCTACCCAATCTTGAGCATACTTTGCAGTGTTTAGTTGCGGCTTACGCTTCTTAGTTGAGTTTGTGTTATAAGCAGGACCTAGGAGATGCATTGTCATATTAAGCAGCCATTCCTTTATATTCTTCCCAGATGATTCGTAATGCAGACTGTCCATCGTATCCGCATTCACCAACGAGAAGATCGAAATAATCATCAATCTTTGCAGCGTCATCGCCAGGCTGAAAATAGATGGTCCAGCCCGTTTCCGTTTCAGCAAGAACAATACCACCAGCCCAATCGTGGGTGAAAGTATATCCGCGACCGTACTTGTCTGCCATATTAAATCTCCTCAGCGATAAATGTTGCGCTTGGGTTCAACTTCAAACTCTTCTCGGCCGACGGTGCACCGATTGCCAGTCACTTCTTCATAGATCATGACTTCTTCCATCAGATTTCCAAGGTCAACACCTTTAGCAATGAAAGTCCCATTGTGATTACGAGCAACAAACATTTTCATGATTCGAATCTCTCTCACTGACTACTTTCTCAATGTACACGATTCGCCAAAAATGTCAACCACAAAAAATGCCCCCGAAGCCGAAACTCCGAGGGCATTCTCACTGGGGTGTGGTCTTCTATTTATTAGAAGCGGAGAGTGACCGTACCAGCCGCACCATTGTTCTTGACTGCGCCAAGATCGGTGTGGGTGTACTGAGCACCAACCGAAACATGACCAATGACGTTAACGTCAAGACCTGCGGTAGCGCGAAGACCCTGGAGATTGTGTGCTTCTAGATCACGGAGGTTGTCATAACCTAGACCAGCATACACTAGAGTATGTGGAGTTACTTCATAGCCAAGACGACCACCAACGTTAACATCGGTGCGGTCAAATACGTTGTCTAGACCAGCTTCAACGCCTACGGTAACAGGACCAACAAGCTTACTATCATAACCAGCTTCAACACCATAAGTGAATGAACGGTTTGATGGGATTGCAGTGATGTCCTGATAGCCGACAACGCCAGTTACACGAGGGCCGACAAAGCTGTCTGCCATTGCAGGAGTAGCAGCAACAGCGGTAAGAGCCGCGAGGGCAAACATAAGATTCTTCATTCAGTATTCTCCATTAAAATAAAACAATGTTATAACATTTGACAGTCGTTTAAGGTACAACTGACAGAACCTATCTCATTTATAGATTGCTTTTATGTGAACAGCAGTAAATCTGGCAGATAACCACTGGTTATAATAGTCATCTGACAGCAATGCATCTGTCTCTAAAATCATTTTAGTTTCATAATATGAAGCGGAAGACTTATTGTGACATAGACGTACTATCTCTCTAGAGAAGTTTTCTTTGCCTAGTTCTTCGACATCCGCTTTGAGTAAAGGAGAAGAACCATAATAGGTCTTCCAATCGCTAGGCTTGCGAATCTTCTTCTTCTTACCCTTTATAGTCTTATAGCCAGCAGAAGTCAAGTATTTTCTGCCAAGATATTTTCGACCAGTAACTTTGTTTGTGATCAGATAAACAAATGCAAAATGACCATCAGCCTGTGCATCAGTAAAGGGTTCCCCATCGTAGATCCATGGATTTTCATAATCCATTTAACTATCGAACTCTTCATCTTCGTCGTCTACTTCTTCTGGTGTGAACTGGCTATCAGCATCAACGCCACAAAATGGACAAAACTCAACTTGTATGCCTGGTTCTTTACTAATCAACTTGTATTCTGTTTCACAGACAGAACATTCGATCCAATCAATCATTTTGTTTACTCCGTTTTTTCACGAACTTGGAGAAGTCCTTTTCGTCTTCGTAGGGCGTGAGGTCTAGATTTGGTGGTGATAACTTGAGGTTTTCATGATCAAGTTTCTTGACGTATTTATCAACAAACTTATCGTATGCTCTCCAGTTTAGCCCATCCCCAACAACTGCATCATGCTCTACTGCTAACGCAATGTGATGGGCTTCTTGGTATCGAAGCCCAAACACATCTATCAAGGCCTTCTCCACTCTTTCGTGAACAAGGAGGTATTTTGTGATATCTGTACCATTAAAGTCAACATTCATGTGTCTATCAATGTAGATGTCTTTACTGTCTTTGGAATAACCAGCAACATAAGGAACATCATACTTGTTAATGATCTTCACGGTCCTACCAATCTCTTTTTGAAAGGCAGGATCGTGAAGCATTGTATGGACACGAAAACTATGAACTTTAGGTAGGGCCATTAATCAATCCAGATAAGTCTTGAAGGGTTTTGATGGAGTCATCTCTGTGGCAGACTTCGACATACTTATCAATGTCGGTAGACCACTGTTCTCCATCCCACCATTCAAAACCTTTGAACTGTGACTTGTAGATACCAATATTTCCATAGCCAGAACCAATGTAAAGATGATAATATCCCATCTTCTTGGCTAACTCTACTTCATATGCCACTAAGTGGCGTGAGATAGAAGCTTTTGGTTCTGAATAGTCCCATGCGGTAAACTGTGTTTCAAGCCCACCGTCATAAGTTGTCATCTTAGAAAATGCAACCAAGTCTCCTGCATTGTTATGCACAAGAATCCATGTTGCACGATCTAGATCGATTTCTATTGTATAAATGTCATCGAGGTTACGTCTGGCTGTAAACATACCGAATACGGTACCAACGTCTGACATATCCTCAATCGTTTCAACGTGGGTTACTTTATAACCCTTTAGTGGTTTAGTTTTCTTATCGAATAGATTGCAGTCGATGCGGACAGAACGTGAGTTATACCACTTTCTATCGTTAATCAACCAACCTTGTTCGAGGGCGTCCACTTCACGCGAGTTTTCCAGGTCTAGTTCTAAATCGTAAACTTGTAAATCGTATTGCGAAACATTACCAAAGATAGGGTGTATCTTGGTCTTCATTTCTGGGTATTAGCTCCTTACGAGTTTGTATGCATTACCTCCATCATCGTAAAAGCCAAGGACCAACTCAATAATAGTAAAACCGTATGCATTATATAAAGACAGAGCCACATCGTTCTCTACTCTACAGTGTAAAGTGAGAGGGGACCATGGTATAGTCTTATTATCGATATAGTGTTGTAAAAGCAGTTTAGAGTATCCTTGCCCGCGGTATTGTGGGGCAATCTCTAAAGTTTCTAGATATTCAGATTGATCTTGATCGTCATCATAGACATAACTTATATAGAAGCCTGCTATATCATCATTGATCTGAAGAACATTGACATTACAACCAAATGATTGGTAGTCTTCAAGTTCATCAATCGTAATCGTGTCTGTTTCAAATGAGGCTTTCTCTATCTCTATCATTCTAGGATAGTCAGCCTCGGTTGCTTCACGTATACTTATATAAGTTGTCATAGGGTAAAGTTAGAAAATGTCGTGTCCGTGATATCTTTTTTCACGCCACCAGAAACATAACTGGTAATCTCTGTTTCCTGGGGTGCTACTTGTACATCAGAACCACTAATCCATTTAGCAGTCCATGGTAGAGGATTAGGACCAGCTTTACCTGGAAGACCAATGTTGCTCATACGCTTTGCTGCAATGTGATCTACATAGTCACACAGCAGTTGTTCATTTAGACCAATCATCGACCCCTGATGAAAGAGATAGCGTGCCCACCCCTTTTCTTGATCGATGACTCGGTGAAAGATAGCAGCACATTCATCCCGTGTCTCTTCCCGTATTCTCGCAAAGTCTTCATCCTCTTTCGGTAGTATCTTGAGGAGATTTTGAGTTGAGGCAAGATGAACGTTCTCGTCTCTGGCAATGAGTTTAATGATCTTAGCATTGCCTTCCATTTTCTTGACTTCAGCAAATGCCCAAGAGCAGGCGAATGATACATAGAATCTAACTCCTTCTAGAGCATTGACAGCATTGAGACATAACCATAATGCTTTCTTGTGATCATATCGATACTTTGGTGTATAACCATATTCCGATTCTGGACAACCAAGTGTATTGTTTAGAGTAATCAAATCATCATAATACTTGCTGATATCCTCGGCACAGTCTAAGATTTCTGGGATGTCGAGCATCTCATCGAATACTCTACTTGGATCACTGTATACATTGCGAATGATGTGAGTGTACGATCTACTATGAATCGTCTCACTGAAAGCCCAAGTTTGGATCCAGGTCTCCAACTCTGGTAGCGAACACACAGGGAGGAAAGCAAGCGAAGGAGCCCGACCTTGTACAGAATCAAGTAGAATCTGACGCTTAAGGTTCGAGGTAAAAATGTGTTTCTCATGGTCATTTAGTGCCTTGAAGTCTTTGCCATCGCGAGACAGATCAACTTCTTCTGGTCGCCAGAAGAAACCGAGTTGTTTATCAGTTAGTTTTTCAAAGATTGGATAGCGTTGTTTGTCATATCTAGCGATGTTTACATTCTCACCAAAGAAGCAAGTCTGTTGTGTTGCGTCAAATCTGTTGTTATTAAAAACTGACATCGCTTTCGTCTATCCATTCTACTTGATTTGCAGGAAAAGTTTGTCGCCAAACATGAGTTTCATCTTTTAAAACAAAGTCAATCTTGGTGGAGTTTGAATAGTTCTTAGCTTCAACCACCTCGTAGACTTTGCCGTTCTCTTCCCATTTGTTATTATTTATTCGAATATATCGCATAACTAGACACTTTCAAACATGTGCTTTAGTGCAGAAGCATCCCACCAAGCATTGTGTCGAATAGCACCAGGTAGTGTAGTTGGATAAGCATCAACGCGCACCATATCAAAGATGATCCTAGGAACGGCAATCATCTCACCTGGACCAGT